AGATGGATTCATACCATTCATTTCTAAAATATCATCACGGATGTTTTGATTACGTTTTTCAATATTAATAACACGGACAAAGCTGTTAGTCACCGCGGCCGTAAAGTATGCAAATGGATTGTCTGATTTGCTTTCATCAAATTGTAAGCCCACCTGTGTTAGTTGTAGTATAGCTTGCCCACGCATTTCGTCGTTGTAAGTGTATCCACGAACGTTGCCACGGGTAGCATACCTTTCGCATAGTTTAATCATCATGCGGGCCAGTGTAGGTGTAATTTGTCCAGCATCTTTGTCAAAGTGCCCTTTATCTAACGTACCCTTCCAGTGGCTTTTGCCCACACAAACCAGTTCATCTTCATCATTAAACTTCCAATGCTGGAACGGAGGAAAGTTAACTTTGTCTCTGTGGTCAGCTAGACTTTTTGGATTTTTCTTGCGTGTACTATTAAGTGGAATATGGTCAAAAGTCATAACCCTAAACACCAAATCTAACTTTTGAATTTTTTTGTAATCAACTTCGCAATCTGCTTGTTTGACTTTTTCACCTAGTTTTTTACGTCTTTGATACTCAGCATCTCCGATACGTTTAGCTTGATTTCGTTTGGCTTCAGCAACTGTGCGTATGTTAACTTTGTCTATGCTGGGTATAATCAAGTCATATTGGTGATACTTTGGATCGGTAAAACTACAATAACTGCTTTTAGATCTATGTATTTCCAAAAGCATATCTTTGTTGTTTAAGTAATTGATTTTTGCTGTCATTAAAGAGTCCTCGTAAAGTAAATTATAAACTACGCATAGATTAAAGTCAAATAAATAGAGTATCAGGAGAACCAAATATTATGGGTCTATTCAATTCAGTGCAAGGCGTTAACCAAACTATAGGTGCGGCATCTAGCGTGTTCGGAGCTATATCTGCCGCAAATAGCGCAATCAATACAATTTCTGAAACTGCTGGTAGCTTTGCCGACTTAGGAGCCACTGATAATCTCAGATCTATTGGCCTACCAACTGCTGGTGAAGCAGTAGGCGATATCATGAGTGCAGTGGCAACATTTGGAGGCGGTGATGCGCCAAGTAATGACTGGCGTGTTAGATTGAGTTTACCCAAGTGGCCATCCTTTAGAAAAAGTCCTGTACTCAAACCATTGACTGAAGCAGGTGGATGTATCTTTCCTTATACTCCGGCAATAACAATAACCCAATCTACCAACTATAACAGTACATCCCCTGTGCATAATAACTATGCGTTCAACGCATTTAAAAATAGTGATCCTGGATCAATTAGCATTGTTGCTCCAATGTATTGTGAAGACAGTGCCCAGGCATTGTACTGGATTGCTATGCTACATTATTTAAGATCAACATCAAAAATGTTCAGCGGAAATGATCCAAAAGCTGGAAATCCTCCGCCCATTGTAAATTTAAATGCCTATGGCAATTTTGTTTTTAAGAATGTTCCAGTTGTCATAACAGGATTCACGGTTGCATTAGAAAAAGATTGTGATTACATCGGTTGCAATGTGGTCGGCAGTGCGGCCAGTGCCATTGCAGGTGTAGCTGATAATCTTGGTGGTCTTGCAGATACCTTTGGATTAGATATAATCAGTGATTTATCAGGAACAATAGGCCAAGTAGCAGGACTACTAGGTGCATTTGGTATTGGTGGATCTACTAGCGGCGGCGTAACTCATGTACCAACAAAAAGCACATTTACTGTTACATTAAAACCGTCTTACAGCAGACAAACAGTTCGCAAGTTTAGTTTAGATCAATTTGTAACCGGAGGATACATGTCCGGCTCAACAGGATTCGTATAATATGGCCGCAAGATATACTGATACTAGCCCATGGGCTAACACACCGATCACAAGAGATTATTTGGATATTTTTACAATACGCTCTGTTAGTATTGCATCGGATGATTTTTTATACACTATACAACCGCAATACAATTTGAGACCCGACTTGTTGGCATTTGATCTATACGGTGATCCAGCGTTATGGTGGGTATTCACACAACGCAACATGGACATAATACAAGATCCGATATTTGATTTTGTTGCTGGCAAACAGATTTATATTCCAAAAAACAGTAGCTTATCAGAAATTTTAGGACTTTAATATGGCAGGCGATATAGAAAATACATCCCGTGCGGCCACACCGACCCAAGTGCCAGCAACTCCGGCACCGTCTGTTGTTCCAGGGGTAATGGCACTTGGAGGCGGTATAGCCAACTTGCTCAGCAGTTCTTCAAGCTCGCAGTTCAAACTACCGTTACCTAACCCATTAAGCAAATATGCAAGCTATACACAAATCTTTACCATAGCCGCGCTGAGTGAAAAAGATGTGAACAGTCCAGATACCACATATCTGGCAAGCGGCAAACTTCCAATAATTTTAAAAACTGCCGGCGGCAATCCTAATAATCGTATTAAAACAGTGTATGGTAGATATGATTTTTTTGTCGACAGTGTGGAAATTGAAAGTACCTATGGCTTTGAGCTAGGTACTGGCAATACTAATGCTACTGGCATAACCATGGTTATAAGCGAGCCTTTTAGTATAGGCATGTTTCCGGTAGCACTTAATACTGCATGTAAAAAATATAATTATTCTACTTATAGTGCCGCAGTATTTTTGTTAAAAATAGAATTCAAAGGTGAAGATCAAAACGGTATTATGAGCACCGTTCCTAAAACTACCAAAATGATACCTTTTAGGATAAACGATTTGACCATGCAGGTCACTAATGCTGGTGCCATTTATACTGTAAAAGCAACTCCTGCTGGACATGCACCATTATTTTCAAATAACAATACAATTACTACTGACATGTCAATTGCTGGCAGTACTGTTCAAGAAATATTACAAACTGGACCATACAGTTTACAATCTGCAATCAATGCCGGATATAGAGAACAAGCCGCTAAAAATGGTTTAGCAGTACCAGCTCAAGAAATCTTAATTATATTTCCAAAGTCTTCTGCTAACGAAACACTAGTGTCGTCCCCCAAGGGCGACGACGAGAGAGAACGTGCAAAACCAGCGGCCGAAACAGCCGCCGCTGATGATGCAACTACTAATACAATATTAAACGTATCTCGAAGTTCGATCAATAGCACATTGATAGAATCAGCAGTGAATGAAATAGGAGCATCGTCATTGGGTTATGGAACAGATCTGTATGGTGCCCCTACACTACAACAAGACAGTATAATTATTGATTCCAAAACTGGAAAAATTGATCCTACAAAAATTTCTAAAAATCCCAAAGTTAGTAACTACAGTTTTAAACAAACAACAACAGTAGTTAATGCCATCAACCAAGTTATTATGTCTAGCATGTATGCTCTTAAGTGTATTTCAGATCCGCCAAAAGAAGGTACCAAAATGCGAAAATGGTGGCGCATTGAAACTGCATTGTATCATATTGATTCTAAACAGATCGATGCCAAAACCAAAAAGAAACCCGAATTGTTAGTGTTTAAAGTAATGCCATATCTGGTACACGAGACATCCATACCTGTATCAGGCATGGTGAGTCCTTCATTTAAACAAATGTTGGCGCAGTGTGTGAAAGTATACAGTTACATCTACACTGGAAAAAATCAAGAAATTTTAAAATTAGATATTAAATTTAACAATTCGTTCAATGTGTCTAACCCAGTTGACAACGGTAACAACACAGTTTATAGCAAAACAGCTGAACAAAACGATGATGCCGCCAAAGGCCAAAAGCCACCCGCAGATGTTGATGGCCAAAAAGGGGCGCCAGCAATTGAACCTGGTTTTGGTTTAAACTACACATCAATTTGGAATTCTGTAAAGACGACTTATAACTATCGAGGCGGTTCAGGCGGAGACGAAACAACTGCTCAACAGCAAGTCAAATGGGTACACGATGCGTTGACATTTGGCGCTGACTTACAAGAATTTGAAATGGACATAGTAGGAGATCCGTACTACTTGACCAGTAACGGCATGGGTAATTTCAATAGCCCTCCAGTAGTCGGTCAAATGAATATCAACTCGGACGGTAGCATTAATTATCAAAGCGGCGAAGTTGATATTGCAATCAACTTTAAAACTCCAACAGATATCAATCCCAGTACAGGATTATTAACAATGGCAAACAAAGCTGTTGGAGAATTCAGCGGATTATTTAGACTAGGCACAGTGACGCATAGATTTAGAGACGGCGAATTTACTCAGACAATAAAAGGCACTCGCAGACAGATGGTAAGAGATCCCAAAACTGGCGAAGCAGTTTATCAATTTGCAACCAAGCCAAAGAAACCCACTACTTAAGGTAATAATTAATGTCACAAGAAGATAAAATTGTACAACGACGCAAAGAATCGACCCCGTTAGAATCAAAATCATCTGGGCCGTTTTTAGCACGAGTATTAAGCAACGTAGATGCAGATTACTTAGGATCAGTATGGGTTGAGTTATTGCGTGAAGGTTCAGGTAATGAATCTGTTGTATGGAATGCTACCTATGCAAAATTTACAACTCCTTACTGGAGCAATACTGATAAAAAACATAACGGAAATTCAAACACATTTGTAGATACACAGAAATCCAACGGTATGTGGATGCCAGCACCTGATGTAGGTGTGCAAGGACTTGTTATATTAGTAGAAGGCAATATTAAAAATGCATACTGGATAGCCTCTATTCCTGACAGATATAAAAACTTTTCAGTTCCTGGATCACCGGCAACTACTGCTAATTCAAAAAGCTCCAGCGAGCGTTTACCAGTGGGAGAATTAAATCCAAATGCAACAGAACCTGGAAAACCGGCTACTGATGCTATTAAACCAGTACATACTCTTGAAGACATTTTTAAAACGCAAGGGTTATTAAAAGACGATATTCGTGGAATTACATCGAGTGGTGCCAGACGAGAAACTCCTAGTCGAGTATTTGGCATCAGTACTGCTGGGCCCTTGGACGAAAAAAGTCCTAAGAAAAACGTAGGAACAGCCAACGAACAAACAATGGCTTATGTTAATCGACTAGGCGGCAGTCAATTTGTTATGGACGACGGTGATAACAAATATTCACGTAAGACACCTGCTACAATTGTTGATCCTGCTACAGGTAAAGTTACACCCGGCGGCCCTCCTGAATATACAAATGTAGGCGGCACAAATATTCCTCATAACGAATTAGTAAGAATTCGCACACGTACCGGACATCAAATTCTTCTACACAACAGTGAAGATTTAATCTACATCGGCAATGCTAATGGCACAACTTGGATAGAATTAACAGGTAATGGCAAGATAGATATTTTTGCCGAGGACAGTATTAGTATTCATACTAAAAATGATTTGAATATTCGTGCCGACAGAGATTTGAATTTAGAAGCGGGTAGAAATGTCAATGTTAAAGCATCAGGCTTCTACCCTGAAGGCGCCGCCACAACCAAGGGAAAAATACATCTTGAAAGTGTTAAAGATTTTGAAATTATTTCCAACGCAGACACTAAAATTACCACCATAGGAAATCTATATCTTTCAACAACTGGTAATCATATAGAGCAAGCCAAGAAAATTCATATGAATGGCCCTGATGCATTAAAAGTCAAACCATTGGTGACATATTTTAGTCCTACAGAAACAGAAGCTTCTTTAGAATCTATTTTGTTAAGGGTTCCTACACATGAGCCATGGCCGCTACACGAGAATTTAAACCCTGCTGATTTTGTACCTGCAAAAACTGATATTACTACAGGCACTGCGGCAACACCGCCGGGGCTATGGACATTATACACATCACCAGCCGATACATTCAAACAAAATAAAGGATAACATATGGCATCAACTTTATACGATAGAATTACAGTACCAGCAGTACCAACTGCGGTGGATCCAATACCACAAGCATATAAAGGATTCAGCACAGTTAATACTAGCTCGCAAGGTTTTATGCTGTATGATTTAGAATTGATTAAACAGGATCTTTTGAATCACTTTCATACTCGCCGTGGCGAACGACTAATGAATCCACAGTTTGGAACTATAATCTGGGACATGCTATTTGAACCAATGACCGAAGAACTTAAAGAAAGTATAGTAAACAACGTTAACGAAATTATAAATTATGATCCAAGATTGGTTGCACAAAATGTCATAGTTACAACATATGAAAGTGGAATTCAAATTGAGTGTATCTTAAAATACCTGCCCTACAACATCCAACAGAGTATGCAATTACGGTTTGATCAGTCTGCAGGATTGCTTTCGTCTTAATATACGTACATATTAGAATTCAATAAATATTGATAATAGGATAGAATATGAGTGCAACTGATAGACAAAATAGGTTATTAATCGCTAAAGACTGGAGAAAAGTATACCAGTCTTTCCGCAATGCCGACTTCCAAAGTTACGATTTTGAAAATATTCGTAGGAGCATGATTGACTATTTGCGCCAGAACTTTCCAGAAGATTTTAACGATTATATTGAGTCAAGCGAATACCTTGCCCTAATTGACCTTATTGCTTACTTGGGCCAAAGCATAGCTTTCCGTGTGGATTTAAATGCCCGTGAAAACTTCCTAGAACTAGCAGATCGTCGTGACAGTGTATTACGTCTTGCACGTATGTTAAGTTATAATGCCAAGCGCAATCAAGCGGCCAACGGTTTGTTAAAAGTAGTGGCAGTACAATCTACACAGAATATATTAGATTCAAATGGCCGAAATATCGCCAATCAAATTATTAGTTGGAACGATAGCTCTAATGCTAACTGGTATGATCAGTTTATAGCAGTGATGAATGCCGCGTTTCCTGCAACTCAACAATTTGGAAATCCAAGCGATAGCGCGACTGTTTATAGCGTACCAACTGAGCAATATAAATTTAATGGTGCAAACACCGCAGTTCCTATCTACAGCTTTAGCAAAACAGTCAACGGTTCTAAAATGGATTTTGAAGTTACCAGTACTACTTTTGTCGGCCAGGGATACATTTACGAGGAAGCTCCTAAGATTGCTAACCGCATGGCATGTGTTTATAAAAATGACGGCCAAGGTGCGGCTAGCGTTAATACTGGATTTTTCTTTAATTTTGTGCAAGGCACATTGAATCAAGGTAATTTTACAATTACACAACCAAGCACTAACGAAATCATTGAATTAGATTCTCCTAATATTAATGATACCGACTTGTGGTTATACAAGGTGGATCAGCGTGGTGTTGAATCGGAACTATGGACTCCTGTTCCTAATTTAGTAGGTAATAATATTATCTATAACAGTTTAAACAAGTCAATTAAAAATATCTATAAAGCCATCACACGAGCCGGCGACCGTGTGGCGTTGTCTTTCAGTGACGGCATTTTTGGAACACTTCCGCTAGGCACATTCAATGTGTACTATCGTATCAGTAACGGACTATCATATACCATTAACCCGCAAGATATTCGCGGTGTTACAATGACTATACCTTACTATTCAAACACAGGACAACAAGAACAACTTACACTTACATTGTCGTTGCAAACAAGTGTGGACAACAGTGCATCTACAGAAAGCAATGATACTGTAAAAGCTAACGCTCCTGCAACTTATTATACACAAAATAGAATGATTACTGGTGAAGATTATAATATTAGTCCTCTTGCAGTTAGTCAGGAAATTGCAAAAATCAAAGCTGTAAACAGAAGCTCGAGCGGTGTTAGTAGGTACCTTGATTTAATTGACCCAACAGGAAAATATAGCAAAACTAATTTGTTTGCCGACGACGGAATACTTTATCAAGAAACATATTCAACAGATCTTACATTTACCTATGCTAGTAAAACTGATGCTCAGGCAATAGTTTATAATACTGTATTTGAGATATTGACAGATCCGAATTTAAGAAACTTTTACTATTCAAAATTTACAAAGATCAGTACAACATTACTTGATATAGCATGGTACAATACAGTTAATGATACTAATTTTTCAAGTGGTTATTTTGGATCAACTACAGATGCCAAACCTTACTTAGTTTCTAGTTATACAACTACCGCATTAAAGTATGCAGGTGTAGGCTCACTAATAAAATTTGAAGCTCCTTTAAGCGCAAGCGGCAGTCTACAAGTATTTGATAGAACTAATAATAATGCATTGATACCTAAAACCATTCCTGCTAAAGCAAATACCAGCAGTTATATTTGGGCTGAAATAGTTTCCTTAATAGGCGACGGAACTGCCAACGGCACAGGAGTTTTAATATCAGGAGAAGGCCCGGTATCTTTAAATGATATTATACCAACAGGCGCAGTTGCTACTCGAGTTATTCCAGTATGGAGAACAGTAATAGACAAAGCAGTTATTACCACAATGATTGATCTTATTACAAGCAATCTTCCATTTGGTCTGCGCTTTGACATAAACACACAGTCTTGGCAAATTGTTTTCCAGTCAAATTTAAATTCGGTAGATGATTTTAGTTTAAACAAAACAGGCGATACTAGTAATCTATTATTAGATTCTAGCTGGTTGCTATTATTTGTCACAGATACTGTAACATATACTATAACAACAAGAAAATTACGTTATATATTTGAAAGCGACCTTCAAGTAAGATTTTATTTTGATAGCACAGAGCGAGTTTATGATAACGTTTCGGGTAAACTGTTAACTGATTCAATTAATATTTTAAGTATTAACACACAGCCGGGATTAGCCGAACCGTTTACTTTTGATCAAAATTTAAAAGTAGTAGGTCAGTTTATTGGTCTAGACGGATATATTGATACTAAAAAACTTGTGGTTACTTTTAGTGATAAAAATAATACAGGAATAGTACAAGATCCTGAAACTTTTGACAATGTAGCAATGCCAGCATCTACTTCTTTATTATCGTCCTACTATGTTGTTTTAGAAAAATACCAAGTTGAAAACGGACAAGAAGATTATAGATATGTCAGTAATGCCAATAGTACAGTTGTTATTTTACCAACTCAACCCAAAACATTTTCACAATATGCTAATGGACAATATTTTTATTTTATAGATATTGACACAGTAGCAAAATTAAATAGCGTTACTTCGGAGTTGACTCCAAGTCTGGATTATAGAGTGTTCTTAGGCAGAGCCGATCTAAAATTCCAGTATACACACAATGCAAGTGATACCCATAGAATAGACCCGGGTGTTAGTAATATTATGGATGTGTTTGTATTAACAAATGGATATGACACTTTATTTAGACAGTGGCTTAACGGTGTGATTGCAAGTAAACCGTTACCAGCAAGTAGCGATGAATTGAATAACTTAATTTCTCCTAAATTAAATTTAATTAAATCTATAAGCGACGAAATTATATACCATCCTGTAAAATATAAAGTCCTTTTCGGAGCAAAAGCCGAAAAGAATTTACAAGCACAATTTAAAGTAATTATAAATTCATCAGTAGTAATTTCTGACAACGATGTTAAAACACAAATACTAGCGGCCATTAATAACTTTTTTGCACTGGGTAACTGGGAATTTGGAGATACGTTTTATTTTACAGAAATGGCCGCGTATGTTACAAGTCAACTTAGTCCTAACATAGTCAATTTTGTTATAGTGCCATCAGGTAGTACATTATCGTTTGGCGGCCTATTTGAAATCACAGCAGGCCCTGACGAAATCTTTATAAGCGGTGCAACTATCGATAATATTGACATAGTTCCGTCCATTACATCTTCTCTCATCAATAGTTTAGGTAATATTACATTAAAATCAAATGCGGTAGCAATACAAGCATTAACAAGCTCAGCTTACGGATCGACAAATGTCTGATAACACAAATCCAACAGGTTCTAACAATTTTTCTACAGTAGATTTACTGCCTAAATATTATCGTACAGACGATAATAGAAAATTCATACAGGCAACAATAGATCAATTAACACAAAAAGGTACGGCTAAAAAAGTAAACGGTTTCATAGGCCGTAAAAATGCTAAGTCGGCCAACGGCAAAGACATTTATATTAATGCCCCAACTACAGTAAGACAAGATTATCAATTAGAACCAGCAGTGGTAGTAAATGATGTTACCGGCAATGTAGAATTTTTTAAAGATTATCAAGATTTTATTAATCAATTAAAAGTATTTGGCGGCAATGTTGATAATCACGAAAGATTAAATCGTCAAGAATTTTATAGTTGGGATCCACACATTGACTGGGATAAATTTATTAGCTTCCAACAATACTATTGGTTGCCTTACGGCCCTGATGTTATTAATATTGTTGGACAACAATTAAATGTTGTAAGCACTTTCAAAGTTGAACTTACAACAAGTGCAACACAACAAAAAGAATATTTGTTTACTCCTAACGGATTAGACAGAAATCCAGTGGTAACACTATATAGAGGACAAACATATTATTTTGAAATTAATAGTCCTGGAGAACCTTTTAGTATTAAAACAGCTAGAACTTTAGGTACATTGGATCGATATACTGACGAAGGTTATGTAAGTAAGTTTGGAGTTACAAACGGTACAATTAAATTTACAGTTCCAATTTCTGGGCCAGACACACTATATTATGTAAGTGAACGTGATCCTAACTTAGGTTCTATTTTTAAATTTTTAGACATTACCGAAAACACTTACATTAATCTTGAAACAGATTTAATAGGTAAGAAGACCTATACACTATCAAACGGCACTCCACTAAGCAACGGTATGAAAGTATCGTTTGGCGGTAATGTTACCCCTGCATCTTATACTTCAGGCGAATACTATGTGGAGGGCGTTGGCACAGCAATTACCCTGATTCCAACCACTATATTTGAAGTTATTAGCACATACACAGAAGATCGATCTGTGGCATTTGACTCTACATTGTTTGATCAATATCCGTTTGCGGCCGCAAACTCATATGCCGGCAAGCAAGACTATATTACAATTAATAAAGCAAGTAAGGATAGAAATCCATGGAGTCGATACAATCGTTGGTTCCATAAAGATACAATCAATGCCAGTGCGGCTTTTAATAATAAACTTGCAGATTTTGATCAATCTAATCGTGCAACAAGACCTATTATTGAATTTAACCCAGATTTAAAACTTTTTAACTTTGGTGTAGTAGCAACAAAAGATGTCGATTTAGTTGATTCTTATACTAAGGATGTATTCAGTAACATTGAAGGTAAGGCCGGATATAACGTTGACGGTATTGATCTAGCGGCCGGCATGCGTGTTGTATTTGTTGCAGATACTGATGCACTAGTAAACAATAAAGTTTATAAAGTTACTTTTGTCAATATTGAAAATTCAGGAATTGGCGTACCTCAGATACGTTTAATACTTGACGAAAGTCCTGCAATAAATTCAAATATTTTAGTAAGACAAGGACAAATATACCAAGGTAAGACTTTCTGGTATAACGGAACAACTTGGGTATTGGGACAGCAAAAAACAACTGTAAATCAAGCGCCGTTATTTGACATGTTTGATGCTAATCAACAAAGTTTTTCATTGTATCCAGGTTCAAGATTTGCTGGTAACAAGATATTTTCTTACAAGCTAGGAACAACTACAACCGACAGCATACTTGGATTTAGTTTAAGCTATCAGAATATTAACAACGTAGGCGATATACTATTTTCGTTTAACTTAATATCGGATACTTTTGATTATAAAGAAAACGAAATATTAGTTACAAAGTCTGTTAACACTGGATTTTTATCTAAACTAGAATTTAATAATGATACTACTTACGTTAACGGTTGGCAAATCAGTAAGGTAACTCGTTACCAGCCGGGCGTTAGAATTTATAAAGATTCTGGATTAACAAATAATTTTCCACTAGACATCTATGATAACAAAACAAATTTACTTGATTTAGAAGCCCGAGTATTTGTTAACGGAATTAGAATTGATTCTGCGGCATGGACGTTAGTGGATGCTGTAAATTATAAACAGATTAAATTAGTTACTGATATAGCATTAACCGATGTACTAACAATCAAGGCATTTTCAGCACAACCGATTAATGCTAACGGATTTTATGAAATTCCTATTAATTTACAAAATAATCCCTTAAACGTTGACATGAAAAATTTCACGTTAGGTGAAGTAGCTGACCATTTAAATTCAATAGTTGATAATATACAAGATGAGTTTGTAGGATTGGTCTCAGGATCAAATAATCTTAGAGACTTAGGTAATGTGACACCTTACGGTACAAAATTTGTACAACACAGTGGCCCTGCTAGTCTAGCAGTATATCATATTGCCAGCGAGCAAAATAATATAATTCGAGCATTAGAAAAATCTAGAGATGACTATGGCAAATTTAAACATAGTTTCTTGCTTGCGGCTCAAAATTTAGGAACTGATACAAATGTAGTTGCCCAAGTTGACTTACTACTTAAAAAATTAGTTTCAAATAAAACAAAAAAATCATCTTACTATTTTAGTGATATGGTTCCATTTACAGGCAAAAAAGTTACAGAGTATACTATTGTAGATAATCGTATCAGAACATACCCATTAACAAATGTGTATAGTAATACTGAACTAAGTAATAAAGCAGTTTCTGTTTATCTTAACGGTATCCAACCACCGGAAGGCATACAATTACTATACGGTAAAGATTATACTTTTACAACAGACGGCTATGTATTAATTACTAACAATGTTGAATTGCTAGACGGCAATACTCTTACAATCTTTGAATATGATAGCACAGACGGATGTTTTATTCCACCTACTCCTACCAAGTTAGGACTATGGCCAAAGTTTGAACCTAAAATATATGTTGATTATAGTTTACTAACTCCGCGAACAATGATACAAGGTCATGACGGAAGCCAGACTTTGGCATACGGTGATTATCGTGACAACATTATTTTAGAATTAGAAAAACGAATTTATAATAATTTACAAATTCAATACGACTCAACGATATTTGACATCTATGATATTATTCCAGGATATTATAGAAATAGTGATTATTCTCTAGACGAGATCAATCGAGTACTGGCGCCAGGATTTTATAAGTGGGCAAATCTAGTAGGCCGAGATTTTTCTAAACAAGTAGGGTTTAATAAAGATAGCACATTTACATATAACTACAGAGGACACCCTTCACCGGATGGTAGAGAATTACCAGGTTACTGGCGCGGCATTTTTAGATGGGTATACGATACTGACAGACCAAATATCTGCCCATGGGAAATGCTTGGAATAAGCGAAGAACCAAGCTGGTGGCAACAACAATACGGCCCAGCACCTTATACAAGTAATAATACTATTATGTGGAAAGACTTGGAAGAAGGCGCAGTTAAAGAGCCTGGCATGCCTGTTGAATATCGAACACAATTTGCAAGACCTGATCTATTAAATCATTTGCCGGTTGACGAATCTGGAAACTTAGTTAGTCCGGTTAGTGCAAGATTAGCTAATGGTGTGTTTAGTACAGACAATCAAGGCAGTTATATATTTGGAGATGTTGCACCGGTCGAGTCTGCATGGCGCCGCAGTAGTTATTATCCATTTAGTATATTAATTGCGGCAATGGTTTTAAAACCAGCACACACTCTTGCTACTTGTTTAGATAAATCTCGAACTGTCAGAAACTTGTGCGGACAATTAGTTTATAAAGATACTGGATTGCATATTAAACCAAGTGATATTGTATTGCCTAGCATTTATTCTAGCAGTACTAGAGTATACACATCGGGTATTATCAACTATCTAATTGAGTCTTTAATAACCACTAATGTTAATTACTATAACAACTATCAATATAATTTAGATAATCTAGATATTAAATTATCTTATAGAGTTAGTGGATTTACAAGTAAAGATAATTTTAATTTAATCTTAGATAGCAAAAATCCAGCATCTACTGGAAACGTGTTTGTTCCTCCAGAAAATTATAAAATATTTTATAATAGTTCTAGCCCAATTGCTAAACTGTCATACAGTGGAATTATTATTACTAAGTTATCTGAGGGATATGAAATCAAAGGCTACAGCCTTTCTGAAGCATTTTTTAAATATTTTCCTCCCCGCCAAGAACTTGGACCACGCATTAATGTAGGCGGTATTAGTGCCTCGTTCGTAAATTGGACTGCTGGTAAGACATATTCAGTAGGGCAAAATGTATTTTACAATGGAAAATATTACAGAACTTTATACGCTGTAACTCCAAACGTTTTTGATGTAAAAGCATTTGCGGCGTTACCCGAGCTTCCAGTAACTGGAGGTGTGTCATCAGTATTTAGAAATGCTTGGGATTCCTCTAGTGTTAATATATTGCCTTACGGATCTGTATTATCAAATGTACAACAAGTTGTTGATTTTATTTTAGGATACGGAGAATATTTAAAATCACAAGGATTTATATTTGAAGATTTTAATAATAATCTTGGTAATGTTACTAACTGGAGTACCACTGCTAAAGAATTTATGTTCTGGACTACACAAAAATGGAGTACAGGTCAGGATACATGGCAACAGTGGATTCCTAATCGAGCAGTGGGTCATGGAACTATTGTAAAATATCAAGATGTTTACTATCGAGCTTTACAAAATATTCCAGAACAACCTGCGTTCTTAGAAAATAATTATATTAAATTAGATGGATTAAACACGATCGGTAGTGCAGTAATAAGTTTAAGCCCTGCGGCTAATGCATTGTCATTTAGTTCAATATTATCGGTTGCAGAAGATATTAATAATCCGTTTAACGAATATGAAATTTATAAAGTAGACGGCAGTAGTTTGACTCCGTCAGATTTAAATTCAAATAGACAAGGCAACGTTGTTACATTTAGCCCAGACGATAACGGAACAATATACAATGCTAGCTTTTATCTAGTTCAAAAAGAACAAATTCTAGTACTTGATAATTCTACAGTTTTTAATGATGTTATATACAATCCAGAAAGTGGGTATCGACAAGAGCGTATCAAAGTTGCTGGTTTTATTAGTAGTGAATGGTTTGGCGGCTTTGAAGTACCGGGCTTTATTTTTGATAGAGCAGATGTTAAGCAATGGAGTTCTTGGACAGACTATGCATTAGGTGATATTGTGTCTTATCAAGGATATTATTATAGTGCTGTACGATTCTTGGCAGGTACTGACGAATTTGATTCCAATAACTGGATGCAAATTAAAAAACCTCAGCCAGCACTATTGCCAAACTGGAGCTATAAAGCTGGCCAGTTTGAAGATTTTTATAATTTAGATCAAGATAATTTTGATACAGGCCAACAAGTTATTGCACAGCATCTAGTTGGATATCAGAAGCGCCAGTATCTAAGTAATATCATTCAAGATAACATCAGTGAATTTCAATTTTATCAAGGTATGATAAAAGAAAAAGGAACACAAAACAGTCTTAATAAATTATTTGATGTGTTAAGTGCTGAAAATAAAGAAAGTTTAACATTTTACGAAGAATGGGGCATCCGTGTTGGCCAGTATGGCGCAAGCCAATCCTATGAAGCGGTTGAATTTTTAATTGAGCAACCAAACCTTACTAAAAATCCACAAGGATTTTATCTAACAATTCAACCCGAGGTTTCAACAAATTACAATGTTAATATTTCAGCTAATGATGTATATGTTAAACCTCGCGGATATACAGCCGACCCTTGGCCTGTTAATAATACACAAAAATTATTTTTAAGAACACCAGGATATGTCCAACCAACTGACCAAGTATATCAAATAAGTACCCTTGAAGAATTACTCGCTACCAGTGTTGCATCCTTTAATACTGGCATGTATATTTGGGTTACTTTTGAAAAAACAAGCTGGAACATTTATAGATTCTCTTCGTCTACAATCAAACCGTCAGATGCAATTTATAATAGTTCAAACAAAACAATCACAATTTTTTCAAATAACCAACTTGATTCAAGTTTGCTAGGACAATATGTTGCACTAAAACAAATTGCATTTGCTGGATTTTATAAAGTTGTTGATGTCAACTTACAAGATTTTACTATCGAAGCACCTTCATATAAACCTGGTGCAGAGTGGCCAACCGCCGAGACAATTGCGGCTAATTTAGAAATATTTAGATTATATTCAGTGCGAGCAGATTCGATTGATAATGCCAATGATATTATTAAATCATTTACTTCTCCTGGTGATAAAATTTGGATCGATAATGATTCGTCTAACAAATGGGCAGAATTAGAATTAAATTCTGTTTATACTAGTACTGAAATTAGAAAGCCATATCCTACTTCAGACATGGCGCACGGTCGAATAGTTGTTACAAATTTAGAAGGCACAGTTACCGCAGTATCTACTCAAGTTGGCGAAGTTATTGTTTATAGCAAACAAGGTCCTCGCTGGATCTTTAAACAGATTATTAAACGTCCTTTCATGTCACAAAATGTCTTTGGTCAAAATCCAAATGCACTTGATACATTTGCTAACACTATGGCAATGAGTCCAGACGGAGAGTTTTTAGCAATTGGTAGTCCTCGAGTAGGCAATCTTGCTACTAAACAATTAGCTAACGGGAATGTAATCTGTGATCCGTCAGCAACTAATTCTGTTAATTTACAAGCTGGAGCAGTAAGTTTATATCAAAAAACATCATATGATGAATACATTTTATTGTTTACAATTGTAAGCGGGGATAATACTGCCAATCAACAATTTGGTTCTAGTTTAGCATTTGGCGACGGAAAATTGTTTATAGGCTCGATAGGGCCATCAAGTTCTGGAACACAAGCAACTGTATATCAATTGAAATATGTTGCAGTTAATGGAGTTGAATCAGTAGCATCTACTCTTAACGCAGACGGCGACGATGCTAACGCAATTGTTACAGTGACCTATGACGGCGGCATTGCATCAACAGTTAGCTCTACTAGCGATTTAATTTTTGATGGCGGCCCAGCATTACCTATTGAAACTACCGGAGATCGTTGGTTATTAACCAAGCCTGGTATTAGTGTTGTTAATGGAACGTTATCTGGATTTGGCGCTGACATTAGTGTTACAAACGACAATGCAATCCTTGTAATTTCAGCACCATTGGCTGGAAACGTTTACATTTACTCGTTAGATGCAAATAACAATTATAATTTAATACAAACAGTTTCTGGACCAAGTCAGATAGTGTCTAATCCAACAACTATAAGTGGAGTATTCGCTTTCAACGGTGGCACATTATCTGGCGGTACTGGATTTAGAAACACAACTGATAAATTTCTTAGAACAACAATATCATCAGTAACTACAACAGGCGGTAGTGGAACAGGATTATTAGTTGATGTTATTGTTACTAGTCAAGGAGTTTTGCAGACTGTAACAGTAAGAGATCCGGGTAGAAACTACAAAGTAAATGATATTATTACTGTTGTTAATCCGTTAGGTACAGGTGGAGTGTTAGCACTAACCTGGGCTACTTCTACATATAATTCTGGCGTTCAATATAAAATTGGAGATACTGTAATATATGGTGGAAATTATTATGTGGCAATTCTGGACACAATTAATAATTCTGTAACTAATGCAACATACTGGTCACCACTAACATTTGCAAATAGTACTACTGGTTCTAATATTGCTACCACTACAAATCGTTCAGGATCTGGTTTAACAGTTAAATTAGCACATACTACGACCCCAGGATCATTATCTGGATCTATTATTATTCCAGTCCCTGGTATTAGAAATTTTGAAATAGGACAGCTAGTATTTTCGTCTACAGTGCCAACTGCGTTCGCTCCTAATACATATATTACCCAAGTCAATTCTGTAACTTATTCGGGTTCTGTTCAAAATAACATTTTAACTGTTAATAAGATTACTGCTGGACTAAATCCAGTAGTTGCAGAAATTGTTGGATCTATAACTGAAAAAACTCTTACAATAGAGCAATTATCGGGCGCCAATATTATTCCTGGTATGCAATTAAGCGGCTTAGGAATCAACGGAGATTATACAATTGTTAGTGGTAGCGGAACTATCTGGACTATTTCAAACTCTGTTACAGTGTCAACACGTGAGATAACAGCTACATTATACGAAACTATTCGGTCTGGCATGCAACTTGGTAATCCTGCACTTGATACTATTTCTACATTCACTGCTACTGTTACAACAAAAGGCACAGCAAATCTAACTGGAGCAACAACTACAATAGTAGGTGGAGTTGCTACATTATACAACGCTAAGATTACTGGAATAACATTGACGTTCGATGCAGTTACTGGTGGTGATCCTGTAGTTCCAGGAATGATATTAACTGGATCAGGAGTTACTGCTGGTACTAAAATATTATACGGTTCTGGAACAATATGGACAGTTAATACTAGTCAAACTGTTGCCGGCCCTATAACTATCACAGCTACATTATCATCTGCTACTATTATTGGATTTATACTTTCGTTCTCGTCTACCTCTGGAGCAGTATTGGCCCCAGGCATGGTTTTATCAGGCGGCACTGTGCTTGCTGGCACAACAATCATTGGCGGTTCCGGAACATCGTGGACTGTTAGCCTTAGTCAAAATACTACTTGTACTACTGCCACAGTACCTAACGGAATTATTTCTGGAAATATATTAACGTTTACAGCATCCAGCGGATCGCCGGTAGAAACTGGAATGGTATTAACAGGGGGTACGGTATTAGATGGAACTGTTATTACCGGAGGTGCTGGTACAACTTGGTACGTTAACATTAGTCAGTCAACTACTTGTACCCGAGCAACATCACAAGCATTTTTATTAAACGCTCAAATTGACGGTACAACTCTTACATTTACTGATAATACAGGAATTGGGTTATTTGCTGGAATGGTCCTGAGCGGAACTGGTGTAGTTTCTGGAACTTATGTAGTATCTGGAGCAGATACAGAGTGGTTAATAAGTCCAAGTCAAACAGTAGTACCAACAACTATAACAGGAACTCCGGTAGTACTAACGGCAGGCACTCCGTCTGCTGGTTTAATATTATTAGGTCAACAACTATCGGGTAATGGAGTGACTTCTGGAACTGCTATTATTGCGGCTGGATCTGGTACAGGCAAAGAAGGAACATATTATGTTACACCAGCGCAAACTGTAAATTCATTTGCGGCAACTTCTCGATACATTGTTAGTAATCCGGTAATTATAGACGGCATTACAGTTACTGGAGCGGCAATTAGTGGAACTACATTGACATTTAGCGGACAGTCTGGAGGTAATGTTCAAATTGGTATGCTTGTAACTGGTAGTAATGTATTACCGGGAACAGCTATTCTTTCTGGATCGTCCGGAACTTGGCAGGTAAACATAAATCAATCGGTTACAAGTACTACGCTGTTATTAACTGGAACTGGCCGTGGCGGCATTGGAACGTATGTAGTTAATCAAGAATTAACTGTTGGATTAACTCCGACAGTTGCAAGCAGTTTAACTATCAATACTCCATTGTTGGCAACACTTACTGGTAGTGCAGAAGTCACTAGTTTAAAAATTAGCAATTCAGGTGTTAGCTATTCAGTGGGCGACACTATAACATTTAATAGAGGCGGCGGCCTAGTAACTATGTCGATCAGCACAGTAACTTCTAACGGATTTATAACAGTTTCTGTGGTTGGCGACGGAAGCGTTACAAAAGATTCTACACAATTTGGTCAAAGCGTTGCAATCTCCAAGCACGGAGATTATGTTGCAATCAGTTCGCCTTTACAATCAGATATACAAGAAAACGAAGGCCGAGTATATATTTTAAGTAATAACTCTGTACTTGGAAATACTTATAGAGAATATCAACAAGTTTTAAATCCTCGTCAGCAGTCCGGAGATTTATTTGGTTATAATATTAAATTTGCAAACGATTATAAAACATTATTAATTTATAGTCCAGGAGCAGACTCATTTGACTTGACCACATTTGATGCGGCAGAAACTATATTTGATTCTGGATCATTGTTATATAAAGAAATATCACAAAATTCTGGAAGAATTGATGTATATGATCGATATTCTAAAACTTGGATCTCTGGAGAATCTTTATACACTGGCGGATCAAACGCCGACGGGTTTGGTCAAAGTTTTGCGGCTTCAGATAGCATAATTTTAATTGGTGCTCCGCACGAAACAGAGATTTCAGAAAACATAAACGGATCTCCAATAACAGAAATTAATTCGGGTAAAGTTTATTCTTATGAAAAATCTGCCGGATCATTTAGTTGGACACCAGCACACCGACAAGCAGATTTAATTGATATTAAAAAGATCAAACAAGCATTTTTATATAATAAGGTATCAAATAAGCTAGTTAGATACTTAGATATTATTGATCCAACACTTGGTAAGATTGCAGGCCCAGCCGAGCAAGAAATAAGTTACAAGACATTTTACGACCCGGCAATTTATACTGTTGGAACAAGTTCTGTAAATGTTGATATTGGCAACTCTTGGCAAAATAAACAAGCTGGAAAATTATGGTGGGATTTACGCACGACTAAATTCATTGACAATCATTCTGAAAATTTAATTTATAGAAATAGCACATTAAACATGTTAGCTACTGGAGCAAGTGTTGATATTTACGAATGGGTAGAAACAAAGTTAACACCTGCAGAATGGAAAGTGCAAGCAGATACTGATGCAGGTCTTGTTGATAACATTAGTGGAACACCGTTATATACTGATTGTTATAGTGTTAAACAATATTTTAATGCATTTAATAATGCATTTGAAAATACATATTATTTCTGGGTAAGAAATAAACGACTTACTCCTACTATTGCTGATAGAAAAATTTCGGCAAACTCTGTAGCACAATTAATTTCTAATCCTCGAGGACAAGGATACCCGTTCATTGCTTTAACTGGTAAAAATTCTTTTAGTTTAATAAACTGTCAAAATTTATTAGATGGTTTAGATGTTATATTAGGAGTAGAATACTGGATAACTGAACAGACAGATCAGAACATCCACGCCCAATGGAAATTAATTGATAACAGTCCAAGTACAAAATTACCATCAGTAATAGAAGAAAAGTGGTTTGACAGTTTGTGCGGCAAAGATCAAGGAGATATGCCAGTTCCGGATCTAAACTTGCCAGCTAAGTTGCGTTACGGAATTGAAAGTAGACCACGTCAAGGAATGTTTGTTAATAATTTTGAAGCATTAAAACAATTCGTTGAACGTGTTAATTCAACATTAATTAAAGAACAAATAGTTGAACAAAGAAATATTTCTAAGTTGGAAAGCTATGATGCCGAACCGAAATTGTTTACAGGAGTATTTGATACTACAGTTGATACTGATGCAGAATTAAGAGTAGTTTCAGTATCTACCGCTAAATCAGCAGTCATGTCTCCAGTAATTGTTAATGGTAGCATTGTTGATGTTATAATACAATCAGCAGGATCTGGGTACAAGAGTTCGCCAACTATAACTATTAACGGTTCTGGATTTGGTGCTAAATTAAAAGCAATAATTAATATTGCCGGAGCAATTATAGGCGCTGAAATCATTTCAAAAGGAAAAGGATATACTAGTTCTACTACACTAGAAGTACGTCCGTTCTCAGCATTAGTTAGATCAGATTCTGTGGCCAACGGTAATTGGAGCATTTATGCTTATGTTACATCTGCAATAACTGGTACGCAGTCTTGGGTACGTGTCAAAACACAATCTTATGATGTTCGTAATTACTGGAGTAAAGTAGATTGGTATGCTACTGGTTTTAATCAATTTAGTATTATTGATTTTGCTGTAGATGTTTTTGCTGAACTAGGTACAGTTGACCCGGACATTGGACAAACAGTTAAAGTTAGAATGTCTGGCTCTAATGGCTGGCAATTATTGCTGTGCTATTCTAAATCTACAAGTATTGATTGGACACAGCGATATCAAGTTATTGGTATTGAAAATGGAACCTTACAATTAAGTTCTAAACTGTATAGTTTTGTCAATAATAATATAGGCTATGATAGTTCAATTTATGATAATACAGGTTACGATTATACTGCAAGTAAGGAATTAAGAGTAATCTTAAATTCTCTTAAAGATGATATTTTAATTGATACATTAAAATCAGAATATTTAAATTTATTCTTCTCTAGTGTACGATATGCACATACTGAACAGACTTATATTGATTGGGCATTTAAAACAAGTTTTGTAAAAGCACAACATAATGTTGGCAAATTAAAACAAACAATCACTTATACAAATGACAATTTGGCAAACTTCCAAGACTATATTTCTGAAGTTATTCCATACAGAACAACTGTAAGAGAATTTGTAAGCAACTACACAGCGGTAGATAGTAGTTCTTCTGTAATTACAGACTTTGATCTTCCAGCAACATTTGGAACTGGCAACGGTAATGTAATTAAAACTTATGTTAAAGACGGAAAAATTATAGCTGACAGATCAGAAATACAAACATATCCTTGGAAACATTGGTTATTAAATGCAGGGTTTCAAATAACTTCTATCGTAATAATTGATAACGGATCGGGTTACGTTACTGCACCAACTGTTAGGATTATTAGTGATAGTGGAAAAGGAGCAGTTGCACAAGCGTTTATTGCCAATGGTAAAGTTAATAGAATATTGTTAGTATCATCAGGAAGCGGATACTTGTCAGCTCCTACTATTATTATTGACGGCGGCTCTTCTGCTAGCGGAACTACTGCAAAAGCAATTGCAATTATTGGCAAGAGTAATGTTAGATCAAGTTTTATCAAGATGAAGTTTGATAGAACCACCAACACATACTATACAATTCAGTTAAATGAAACACAAACATTTACTGGCACTGGCAATAAAACTACTTTTACGTTAGTATGGGCACCAGATGTAAAAATTGGCCAAAGCACTGTTAAAGTTGATAATGCCATTGTACTTAGAGACAATTATACATTAACGACTGTTAAATCAGCTACAAAAGGATATACAACTTATAGCGGAGTTATAACTTTAAAAACAGCCCCGGCCATAGGTACAAAAATTACAGTTGAATATTTGAAAGACATTGACCTATTAAATGCCAGCGATAGAATACAATATTATTATAATCCAACAACTGGACAACTGGGAAAATCATTAGACCAACTAATGACTGGAGTTGATTACGGCGGAGTGATTGTCACAGGACTTGATTACAGTGTAAGTCGAGGTTGGAATAGTGTTGGGTTTATGCAAGACTTGTGGGATTCGTACGAAAATACATATAATGATTATGCAGTAACAATTAGTAACGAAACAGTAGTAAGTCGCACGTTTACACTTCCATATATACCTGAAGTGTTTACCAATGTTAACGTTTATTATTCTGCAATATACAATACGTCTTTCACGTCGGATGGAGCACAACTAATATACACACTTCCTTCAGCATATACATTTGTTGATGCTATTCAAGTTCAACTAGATAAGACAGTTGCTGGTTTGACTTTAAATGTAACTTCTACTTCAACAGAGCGAATCACAGTTACTCAGCTTGTTACAGGTTTTAATTATCTTAAAACTACATCTACAGTAAATTTAAGCATTGGTAAAGCTATTAAGATTATATCAGGAAGTTTTGGCGGATTTATTACAAATCAAACTTATTATGTTAACGAAATCATTGACTTGACTACATTTAAAGTCGGATCAAGTGTCGGCGGCTCAGAGTTTACCGTTGCAGGTGGACTAGGTAGTATGATTATACAATACGCAACTAGTAGCAACTATCTTACTGCTCCAACAGCATCGCTATTTCCAGGATTAGCCTTCCAATTTAAAGGAACTGTATTTGGCGGGTTTTCACGGGACGTTACTTATTATGTAAAAGATATAGTATCATCAACCTTGTTTACAGTAAGTGCAACCATTGGTGGATCAGTATATCCAGTAAGCTCTGCCCAAGGTATAATGCCGTTAAGTCAAGTAGCGGCCGCACCTGCCGCTACTGTAAATTTAAACAATATAACTGGTTTAAAAATAGGGGATGTGGCAACTTGTAATATTACAGGCTCAATTGCTGACGGAACATCTATACAAAAAATTCTAACTGCTACTAATCAAGTAGTATTAACTAACATTTTATACGGTGATATTTTAGCAGGAACAGAAATTAATTTTATTAGAACATTAACAGCTCCAGTTGATTATAGATACTTGACAAATGTATCTTTACAATTATCTGAACCGCCTGTGGCTGGCGCAACAATTAATGTTACTTCTAGTTTTGATCCTGTTAGAATTGATGATGAAAATTTTGATAAACAGTGGGTTATTACTAAAACAGAAGCTGGTACTAATATTATAACTACTATAACTCCAATAACATTTAATGTTGGAGATTCTATTGGATTTAGTGGAACATTATTTGGCAATATACAACCTGCTACTACATATTACGTTAAAGAAATATTAACAAATAGAACTTTTAAAATATCAGCAACATCATCAGGCCCTGAGTATGTATTATTATCTGCAACAGGTTCAATGATAGGAAGAAGTACAGGTAATGCAAATGCAGTAATGGCCACGTATGTAGCAGACGGAACTGAACCAATTATTACAATACCAAATACATATACATTAGTATCGGGCGATGTTATTATATTCCGCAAGAGTACTAGCGATGGCGCAATTTCTGTTAATGAAAATGATTATGATACTGCTCTTGACGGTGGAGCATTAGAATATAATTCTGCTACTGGTTTAAATCCTGACGAAATTATTGTTGACGGTGATGGTTTCGTAACAACAGACACTAGCGGTGCACCAGAAGAAGTGGTACCGGGACAAGTTGTAGACAGTGTTGCAATTAAAGTATTTGACAGACCGAGCGATGGATCTGCTACGGTAAAAGTATTAAATTATATTGCAGACGGAGTTAATAAGAAATTTAATCTAGAACAATTTCCAAATAGCCAAGATGCAGTTTATATCAAATTAAATTCTACAGTACTGACCACGGGTACCGATTATTATCTTGACTATCCTAACAAACAAGTAATCTTAAGAAATGTACCTGCTAAAGGTAGTATAGTTACTTTACATAGTTTTGGATTCAACGGAACTAACATTTTAGATGCTGATTATTTTGTTGCAGATGGAAAAACAAAAGAATTTATCACTAAAGCTCCTTATGTAGACACAGATTTTAATTATCTTGTTTATCTTGACGGTATAGCAATCAGCCCAACATTGTTTAAAACTGACAATACATACGATAGTCCAAACAGAATTGGTTTTAGATTCAGTATTGCGCCGACTAAATTTCAAACTTTAAATTATCTAATAGTATTGGGAAATCAACAGACTTATGCAATATTTAAAAATGAAAAACTAGCAACTAACGGTAGTTCAACATATACATTATCGAATACTATTGGATCAAGTGTCCCATTAGAGACTAGTGTGTTGATTCGTGCTAACCAGCAAATTTTGCAAGGTCCTAAGACATCATATTTTACAATTGCTGGAAATCAATATACCTACACGTTAGATAGATTATCAGTACAACCCTATAGTGTTAATACAGCGGACCTTATTGTATACGCTGATGGAGTTTTATTAGAACTATCTACAGATTATACTGTAGATACTTCAGAAGTAAGTATTTCAATTAATAGAAAAGTATATAGTAAGTACAAAACAAAACGATTGATTATAAATGTTAAATCAGCACAAGATTACTATATCGTTGGCAATACAATTACATTTAGTCAACCATACGGTTTATCTGATTATGTTGAAGTAGTATCTGCATACAAGCACGATATTTTACAGATACAACGTACACGAACAACTGCAACTAGCAATTTACAATTTAGTTCAGCTAGTGCCGATTATTATAGATATGTTGGAGTATTAGGCGGCAAGATAGAATTGCCATCAACTATTTTAACAGAACCGCAACTATGGGTTACAAAAAATAAACTATTATTAATTAATGGAGTTGATTATCGAGTAAATCCAGATTTATCTAGCATCACATTAGATACTCCTCCTGGAATTAATGATGAATTTGAAGCAATTATTTTTGCCGGCGAATCAGTTAAAGCCGGTATAAGCTATATGCAATTTAAAGATATGCTAAACAGAACAGTTTATAAACGTTTAAATCTTTATAAACAAAATGAATTAGTGCAAGATCTCTACTACTATGATAAAGAAATTTTTGTAAAAGATGCTGGTAATTTTGATAAACCTAATCCTGCAATTAATAAACCGGGTGTTGTTGAAATCAACGGTGAGCGTATTGAATATTTTACAATTAAAAATAATACTACACTTGGACAGTTGCGCCGAGGTACATTAGGAACTGGTATTCCTACAGTGCATGGTACTGGGTCAAAGGTACAAGATATTGGGCCTAGCGAAACCATTCCTTATGTTGATACGTTTAAAACAGAACAAATTACAATTGATAATTACACAACAAAATTAATTATTCCACTAAGTTTTGTTCCTAGTAAAACAACAAGTTCGTGGTCAGCTACTCCTAGTAGCCTTAAATTATTTGATAATGCAGTAATACAAAAATTTGTTAGCAAAACAGGTACAGGTCCATACTTAGTAACCTTTGCAGTTCCTCAGCAAAACTATACACCTGCGCTTAACAAATATTTGCTAATTTCTAATAACAGTAACACTAACTACAATGGATATCATACAGTATCTTCGTCAAACATATCTAATAGTATTACAATAGTTCCAACATCGGTAAACGCATTTGTAACAGTTGGTAGTGCAATCGATGTGACATTTATAATTCCTATACAAACAACTGCGCCAACTACAGGAATTTACTATATTATTTCAGGCTCAACTCCTATAGAATATAATGGTGCATGGCTATGTTCTGCTAGTACAACAACAAGTATTACGTTGACTATATCTAATAATTATGGAATATTTAAAGTACTGCCAGGTTCAATTCAATCAACACATACAATTACTGTATCATATGATACTGACCCTGGAGTTTATAGTACAAAACTAATAACTACAATATCAGCATCGACGTACGGAGAAGCAGATGAAATAGAAGTGTTTGTTGGCGGATACGATACATCTACAGTATGGGAACCAAATACAATTTTTGATGTAGATCAAATTTTAACAGTTAACAGTTACACTTATAGGGTTACTACTAAACATAGAAGCGGCACAACATTTAATAGTGCGGTATCTACATTAGATAGTGACAACTTGATTATTTCAACAGGAGTACCTGCAACTACTGTACGTACATTCTTTGTTGGTAATACTCGTTTAAAGAAAAGTCCTTACTCTGTTTATAATGTAGAAAAGGCACCTGCAAGCCCAGAAGGCGATGTTAGTTTCAATGCGGATTTTGCAGTCGATGGTATTAATAAAGAACTAATATTAACTAATAAACTTACTACTGGTACGGTAGTAACAATTATACGAAAATTTGGACAAGCATGGACAGTTAATAATGAATCATTGCAAACTAGTCAAACTAAGATTGCTAAGTTTATTACAGCAGTTCCTGGAGTATGGGTAACAAGTAACCGTATTACAAGTACACAAACCGGTTTAACAACCGCAACAACAACATTTGATAACGTTACTAAATCGTTTGATAATGATGATACAACATTCGATCAAGGAAATTAAAAAATGGCACAACAGATTCTTAACATTGGATCAACAGTTAATGATGGTACTGGCGATACATTACGTACTGGAGCTCAAAAAATAAATGCAAACTTTGCAGAGTTATACTTAACAACAATTCCAACTCAAACAGGAAACGGTGGAAAGTTTTTAACTACAGACGGAACAGGAACAGCTTGGGCAACTATTACAGATACTATTACAGCGGCCGCTAATCAGTTAACTGGAACAACACTGGCACCGAGCGTAGTTACTAGTAGTTTAACTACTGTCGGTACACTAACAAATTTAACAGTTACAAATACAATAACAGGTAGCATAACTGGTAATGCGGCAACAGTTACTAACGGTGTATATACAAGCACAACATACCAAAATCCAGGCTGGTTAGGAAGTTTGTCTGGAACAAAAATTACTGGAGATATTGTAGGTAATTCTGGAACAGTTACAAATGGAGTGTATACAAATCAGATTTACAATAATCCTATCTGGATTTCAGCATTAAGCCCAGACAAAGTTTTACCAACACCTGTTGGACAAAGCGGAAAATTTTTAACTACTAATGGCGCGGCAGGAGGTTATTCTTGGAGTACTATTTCTAATTTACCAGGTGGCGCACCAAACAAAATTTTGTACCAGTCAGGCATTGGAGTTACAGGTTTCATCATAGCTCCAACATCTACAAATACATTCTTAAAATGGAATGGTAGTGCATTTGAATGGACTGCCACTGGCGCTGGACAAGGTACAGTTACCCAAATACAAGGTACCGGAACAGTTAGTGGTATTACATTAACTGGAACAGTTACTAGTAACGGTAATTTAACATTAGGCGGAGCATTAGCATTATCAAGTGCTAATATTACAGATGCACTTGGATTCAATCCAGTCCAGTTAGCATCATTCAGTGTTACTACAAATAGTCCAAGCGGCGCAGGCAGTTTAGCATTTAATTCTTCAACAGGTGTGTTTACATTTACACCTCCTGCACCTCCAGTCGGAACTGTGAGTACAGTAAGTGTTGCCAGTGCCAATGGTTTTACAGGTACAGTAGCTAATGCCACAAGTACTCCTGCTATTACAATTACTACTAGTGTTACAGGTTTGTTAAAAGGTAATGGTACAAGCGTATCTGCGGCCGTAGCAGGCACTGACTATTTCTTACCATTTGGAAGTCAGTCTGCCAACACAATTTATGCGGCTCCTAATGCGGCTTCTGGCTTACCATCTTTTAGAGCTTTAGTTTCTTCAGATATTCCACTATTAAATCAAAATACAACTGGCTCTGCGGCCAGACTAACAGTAGCAAGAAATATTAACGGCAACCCGTTTGATGGATCAGCTGACATCTCAGTAACCGTACCTGCTTCTACTGGAATCTCTGGACTTGCAGGCGGCGTAGCAAGTTTCTTAACTGGCGCATCTAGTTCAACACTAGCAAACGCAATTAGCGATGAAACAGGTTCTGGTGCTTTAGTATTTGCTTCTACACCAAGTTTAACTAGCCCAGATGTATCAACTAGCATTACTACTCCTACAACAGGAACATTTAACTTAATTAATGCCAATGCTACTACTGTAAATTTTGCTGGAGTGGC